TAAAATTTTACCAGACTACCAACAAACACTTATGGCAGTTTATACCATACCAAAAGACAAGGTAGGATATCTTGTTTCAGGCAACATAAGTGTAGAAAAGAATCAACCCGTTGTTGCACAACTTATGGTAAGACGTGTTGGTGGCGTGTTAAGAACACAAGGATTGATTACATCATTTGGTGTACCATTTCAACGTAAGTGGGAATTACCACCGGTGCTACCAGAAAAAACAGATATTGAAATTAGAGCAAAAGCAGGGGCAACAACTAGTATTGCCGGTGGTTTTGAAATTGTGTTGGAGGACAAATAGTGCCATTAAGTCAACCACAAAAAGAAATTTGCCAAAGTGCTGTCCAAAATCGCTTCGTTATCAGCGTGACAGGCCGTCGTTTTGGTAAGACCCACGTGGCAATGAGAGAATTGGCAAGACACGCATCAAAACCAGATCAACAGGTTTGGTATGTTGCACCTTCATACAGAATGGCAAAGGGCATTGTTTGGGATCAACTAAAAGGCAAACTAAAAGACCTACGTTGGATTGATCAAAGCAATGAAGCAGAATTAAAATTGAGATTAAAAAATGGATCCGTTATACATCTTAAGGGTGCTGATAATCCTGATAGTCTTAGAGGCGTTGGTTTGGATTTTATTGTATTAGATGAATTTCAAGATATTGATCCTAGGGTATGGACAGAAGTTTTAAGACCTACACTATCTGACAAGGGTGGTAAGGCAATGTTTTTAGGAACACCAAGAGGCGTTGGCAGTTTTAGTCATGAAATGTTTGTTATGGCACAAAACACAGATGGTTGGGCGGCACATACATACACAACATTAGATGGCGGCAATGTTCCTGCAGATGAAGTAGAACAAGCAAAACGTGATATGGATCAAAAAACGTTTGAACAGGAATACCTAGCAACATTTAACACATATTCAGGTGTTGTATACTACAACTTTGATAGAAGTTATACAATACAGGCACACAATGCACCGGTAGATGAAATTCATGTTGGTATTGACTTTAACGTTGATCCTATGAGTTGTGCAATCAGTGTAATTGAAGGCAAAACAATTTATTTTATTGATGAGATTTGTATGCGTGGTTCTAACACAGATGAAGTTTGTGATGAACTAAAAAGACGCTATCCAAAATCAAGAATTATTATGTATCCTGATCCTGCTGGCAGACAAAGAAAAACAAGTGCTGGTGGTAGAACGGATATATCAATACTACAAAACGCAGGATTTATCGTTCAGGTAAGGAATGCACACACACCAATAAGAGATAGAGTAAACTCTGTCAATGCAAAATTAAAAAACAGCAATGGTGAACATTCACTATTTGTTGATCCAAAGTGCAGACAGATAATTACTAGTCTAGAGAGAATGGTATATAAACCAGGCACGTCAGTAATTGAAAAAGACGGAGAATTAGATCATATGGCAGACGCAGTTGGATATTTGGTAGACTTCCTATTTCCACTACGCACAGATTATGATACTAATTCAACACCACAACGTTGGGCATTTTCTGGAAATAACAATAACGCAAGGAGATACGCATAATGCCCGTAATTAGAGATAGAATACTAAAAGGCGATAGTAGACTTAATGTGGATTTAATTTTAGATGCACATGATGCCTACAAATTTTACTACAACAGATGGCAGTTCCTAGGAGATTCATACCAAGGTGGTTATGATTACTTCATGGGCAAATATCTAGAACCTTACTACTATGAAGGTAGAGAAGACTACGAAAAAAGATTAAGACAAATTGGATTAGACAATCATGTGAAATCAATCACCGACTTGTATAATTCATTTTTATTTAGAAAAGACATCAAACGTGATTATGGAAGCATAGATAACGATCCAGGTCTAACACCTTTCCTTGCAGATGCGGACCTTGATGGTAGAACTTTCCTTGCTTTCCTTAGAGACATTTCAACATACGCAATGGTATATGGCAATGTATGGTGCATTGTTGATAAACCACAAAGTCAAGCACTAACAAGAGCAGACGAACTTAACCAAGGCATTCGTCCTTATGTTTCATTGTTTACTCCAGACAACGTTTTAGATTGGGAGTATGAAAGAAAGGCGAATGGCATCTATGAACTTACATATCTTAAAGTAAAAGAAGAAGTTCTTAAGGATAAGCAGTATATTAGGGAATACACACCTGATGAAATCAATGTATATAAGATTGATAGTAGCGACAACAAGGGTGATCTAGTTGAAACTTTCCCTAACACACTGGGCAAAGTGCCTGCGGTCTGCGTGTATGCACAACGCTCAAACATCCGTGGTATTGGAATATCCGCCATTGGAGATATCGCAGACGTGCAAAAGGAAATGTATGAATTTGGTAGTGAGATTGAACAAATTATTAGATTAACAAATCACCCATCACTTGTAAAAACAGCAGACACTGAAGCAAGTGCAGGTGCAGGTTCGATCATTCAATTACCACAAAATATGGATCCAGGACTAAAACCATATCTACTACAACCAAATGGTGCTTCAATTGATGCTGTACTCAATGCAATACAAAAGAAAACAGAATCAATTGATAGAATGGCATCATTGGCAGGCATACGTTCAATTGAAAGTCGTAGACTATCAGGCGTAGCACTTACATCAGAGTTCCAAACTCTTAATAGTAAATTAAGTGGTTTTGCTATGAACCTTGAACACGCTGAAGAACAAATTTGGAGACTATGGGCATCATACCAAGGTAAGAGTTGGGATGGTCTAGTAGAATATCCACGTTCATTCTCAATACAGGATAAAGCAAATGATGTTACAATGCTTAAGATGGCAAAAGAAGCAAACATTTCAGATCCTAATATCAACACAGAAATTGATAGAAGAATTTACGAAACAATCACAGAAGAATATTACGAAGATATGCAAAATTATGCCGCCCCGTTGAGCGAGGGTATGACTAATGCGGAACAGCATCCGCCATTAGGCGATGTTGACACATTGGTTGCACATATGAGAAATATGGTAGAAGAGGGATACACGGATGAACAGATCAAACAACTTCATCCAGAACTAGCGGCATTATTCAACAGAGGTGAGTAATGGGAAAATATATCCCAGAAGATAGTTGGATTATTACCAATGAAACGGAACAAGAGATACGTCGTATTCTTGGCGAATACAACGAAAACATACACAAGTATGAAACCAAAGGTTATAAGACAGCAGGTATCCGTTCGAGAAACAATCTATTAGCATTATATCCATTATTAAAACGTAGACGCAAAGAAATTCTTGACGGTTATAAAAACCGCAAGGACGAAGAGCATCCAAGTTGGGAAGGGGTAGAAGATGCCGATTAAAAAAGTAAAAGGCGGGTATAAATGGGGCAAAAGTGGTAAAGTGTATAAGACCAAAAAACAAGCACAACTACAGGCCCGCGCCATTTATGCAAGCGGTTATAAGAAGAAAAAATGACTATAACTACTAGTGCATCCATAGGTGGTGCAATTGGTGAACGCAAACTCCGCAGGGGGTTTAGTTTACAATACAAAGGAGCGAGTATTATGTATAAAAAAGGTAAGAAATCATACGGTAAGAAAGGCAAAAAGTCATCTTACGGTAAGAAAAAGAAACGATAAATATAACTTCGTATAAATAATATCATACTACGAATGAGCGTAGGGGTAGAACTCAACCAATTAGAAAGAGGACAATAATATGACGCAAGAAAATACAGCGGTTAATGTAGAAGAGACGACTGCATCTCGACCAGAGGTTAAAGAGCAGGTAGCAACGCAGGAAACTGCTAGGGAAGAAAACACACTTACTCAAGATGATGTAAATCGCATTGTTGCAGAGAGAGTGGCAAGAGAAAAAGCAAAGTTTGAAAAGAAATACTCAAACGTTGATTTGGATCTTTATAATCAATTGGTAGAAGAAAAAGAAACACTACGCCAACAAGAAATGGAAAAGCGTGGTGAGTTTGAAAAATTGTTAAAAGAGCAGGCGGAGAAATTCAATAGCAAAATTAACCAATATCAAACTGAACTTACTTCAATCAAAGTTGACGGTGCATTGTTAAATGAAGCAAGTGCCAATAAAGCAGTTAATCCACAACAGGTGGTAGCATTGCTTAAAGGCCAAGTAAGACTTAATGAAGCAGGTACGGTTGATGTTGTTGATGCAAACGGACAGGTTAGATACGATGACAATGGAAATCCATTAAAAGTATCTAGTTTGGTAAATGACTTCCTTACAGCAAACCCGCATTTCGTTCAAGCAGGACCAAGTGGTTCTGGAACTGGACAAGGTGTTGGTAAACAAACTCCTGTGGTAGACAACGATGTAAGTAAACTAAACATGGAGAATCCTGAACATCGTAAGCGTTATCATGAAATAATGCGATCAAAAGGGATTCGACTATAATTGCTATCTAAATAAGGAGACTAACAAATGGCAACAACATACACTTCAGACATTACAGGTCTGTATTCAAACATTGTTCAGTCCGCTCTTTACACATTAAACGAGCAGACTATTATTCGTCCTGTTGTAAGAAATTACGACATGACAGGAACACCTGGATTAACGGCACAAGTGCCAATTTATCCAGCACTATCAGCGGCGGCAGTTGCAGAAGGAACTGACCTTGCTAGTACTATTTCTACTTTCACTACATCATCTAAAACACTTACAGCAAGTGAAGTTGGTGTAATGGTAGAATTATCAGACCTAGCGGCAGAATCTGCAAATGAAGACGTAGCGGCGGCAGTTGGTCGTCAAATTGGTGCGGCGATGGCAGAAAAAGTTGACACAGACCTAGCAGGTTTATTCAGCGGTTTTTCTAACGTAGTTGACAAATCATCTGCGGCAGTAACCGTTCAGGATATCTTCAAAGCGGCGGCAACTTTGAAAGCAAACAAAGCAGACCAAAACGGTGCTTTCGTATGTGTTTTACACCCATACCAAGCATATGACATCAAACAGCAATTAACTAACGCTGGTGCTACTATGAACCACTCTTTAAGCGATGTGGGTAATGTTGCATTATTAAATGGTTTCATCGGTAGAATCGCTGGTGTTGATATCTTTGAATCAACGGTTGTATCAGGTGCTGACTCAGCAGGATCATACTTTGGTGCTGTAATGACTCAAGACGCACTTGGTTACATGGTTAAGCGTTCAATGAGAATTGAAACTGAAAGAAACGCTTCTAAGAGATCTTTAGAGATCGTAGGAAGCATGGCATACGCTGTATCTGAGTTATTTGACGAATACGGTGTTGCAATCAAATCTGACGCTTCAGCAGTAATCTAATTACTGAAACTGAAACTGAGACTTGAAACGTGGAAAAGGGCGGAGAAATTCGCCCTTTTCTCTTTTATAAGGTAAATAAAGTTGTTAACAAATTAGATGGTTTGGGAAGGACCCAGAGCATAAAAAAGGACAGAATCCTATGGCAACACTTGCAACTATAAGCGACATTCAGGAATATGAACCGGATATTTTATCATTTGGTATCCCTGATTTTGACGAAGAAATCACAAAAGCACAGAACGATGTATTTCGCGATCTAAGAATTAGATGGTGGCCTACTTACACGGTTGGATTATATGATGTATCACGTGTAGCAACAGGTATGGTTGAACCAGACGACGATTTATATACAGCAAGTCAACTAACCAGAGCGTGTGTTTATCAAGCACTTGGTTTCCATGTATATCCTAAACTATCAAAATTTGATGTAGAACAAGATATCTTTGAAAGAAAGATGGAGTTCTATCGTAAAGAATACGAAAGAGAATTAGATTTAATTTTAAGAGATGGTGTAGAATATGATTTGGATAGTTCCGGAAACGTTGACGACAACGAAAAAGAACCCACTCATTACCTACGCCTAAAAAGGTAGTAGGTTATGTCAAACAGAGAAGATATTGTAAAAGATATTGAAGAAGTCTTGGGGGATATGGATAATCCTAAAGCAAGACTAATCACACGTGAACCGTTTGACCTAGACAAACTGGCACTTACACAATTTCCAGCATTACTAATTACAGCAGGTAATGAAACCCGTGAAGACAATTCAATGGGCGGTAATAGACGTGGTGTACTAGAAGTAAACATTAGAGGTTTTGTGCGTTCCGATGGAAGACAAGGGTTTGTTCAAAGCGTGGATCAAAAACGCAATGAATTGATTGAACGCATTGAAGAAACGCTAAACACTAACAGAGATAGAGAACTTGGTGCAACAAGGGCGGCAACAACACACGTCACGTCAATCGAAGTAATTGATAGAACTCCGCCATTAGGTGAGTTTGTAATGATTGCGGAAGTTCAATATTCATTTACTAAAGGAGCAGTATAATGCCTAAAATGAAATATATTAAAATGATTAAAGACGGTGCTATTGAATTGATTCAAGAGGATCGTGTAGAAAGATTTCTAGAAGTAGGTTATCAGATTTTTGATCAATCTAGTTTAGAAAAAAAGTCACCAGCAAAACGTGGTAAGAAAGATAGAATTACTGCCGACGCTCAAGTGACTTCAATCAAAGAGGAAGAAGCGGAAGAAGAATGGGATCCTACATCAGGTGAAGATTGGGCAGATTCAGAAGAGTCTGTTTACGCACCTGAAGGTGAACGTTTAATTGATGCAGATTCCAATAACGCTAAAGAGGAGAACTAAAAATGGCGACATACACAGGAGAAAACGG